AAGTTGTGTTAAAAAATATGTCTCCTGTATCTAAGCTGGTTGTAGGGTTGGTTGCACCAGAACGATAACGTGCAGCAAAGTCATTAACAGTTCCTAAATTAGCAGCTACAGAATTTACGCTTGCAATATTATTACCAACATTATTTACGTTAGTTAAGCTACTAAAAACACTATTTACATTATTAATTGAGTTAGCAACGCTATTTACATTAGTAATTGCATTGGCAACAGTACTTACATTATTTATATTTGTCGCTACCTGGTTAATATTATTATTCGAAGAAGCAACAGTATTAATATTTGTAGAATTACTATTAACAGCGTTTATATTTGTTTCGTTATTTTTAACAGCATTTATATTTGTCTCGTTATTAGCTACATCATTAATATTATTAGCATTACTTACTACTGCATTAATATTATTTTGGTTATTTTTAACTGCATTGATATTAGTTTCGTTTCCAGCAACAGCATTGATGTTTGTTGAATTGCTATTAACAGCATTGATGTTTGACGAATTATTATTTACAGCATTTATAGCAGTTAAATTATTAAAGACAGAATTTATATTATTAATATTGGTGTGAACTGTACTTATCTCAGTAGATTTGCTTGCAACTGTTGTTACCTCTGTTGCCTTTGGTGTAAGCCTATGAAATGTATATGTGTTGTTAACTGCACCAGCACTACTTTCTACAATAAGACCAAAGCCTTGTGGCAATGTTTCATTAGCACCTAAGCCTGTAATAAATACAGTTGAGTTATTTAATGTGCCATTTGCAATTGCTAATTCACCAGCTTGGTTAGCTGTTCTGTTTGTAGATAATGCTTTTATGCTAACTAATGTACCAGCACCATCATTTAAGTCTGGATTAGAATTTGGAAAGCTTAATTCATTTGCTATTGGTACAAAACCACCAACATCATCTACCAGGTCAGTTATCCTGGCATCTATTGCAGCAGTAGTAGCTACCTTGTCATCACTAGCACTCCAGTTCTCAGTAGAAATTATTTCTGATAAAGTGTCTTTTTGATAAAATATTTCACCAGCTCGTTTAGCAGAATAAACTTCTAAATCACTATTAGATACACCAGAAGTCTTAATAGCACTACCTGACATTTGGTTAATGACAGGACTTGTTAACGTCTTGTTAGTTAAAGTTTGAGTGTCAGTTAAAGTTACTGCATTATTTAATTTTGTATGGTCATCATTAGTAAAAACATTAGAGTTATCTGCGTCTTGTACCTTTTGTCTAACTTCTCCAGGAGTTAAATCATCTTTAGCTCCAGCTTCTATTCCATCTAATTTTGCCTTATCAGCAGCTGACATTGAACCAGCATTAGTGCCAGTAGCAGCTTGTAATTTTGATCCCTGAATAGCTGTATTTGGGTTTATATCAGTATCTAAAATAGTTCCATCAATAATGCTGCCAGTACCAACTCTTACATCAGTAGGCAAATCTCCAGAACTTAACTTATCCATAGATATGGAATCGTTAGCGATCTTAGATCCGTCTATATTTGCACTTGCATTTATATCGTCATCAACAATAGTTCCGTTTGCTATTTGTGTTGAAGTAATACTTCCAGTTCTTTCAAGATAATTTTTTGTTACTGCATCTTGTGCATTAATCGGATCAGAAACATTTATAACTTTATTACTATTAGCATTTATATTACCTGTCATTAATGTTGAACCATCAGCTTTAAACTGTGTGGCTGTTAATGTTGCAACATTGGCAGTAGCTGTATTTGATGCAGTTTCAGCAGCTTGTGCTTTAGTAGCAGATAAATCATTTTTATCTTGCTGCTCCTGGACTACAAATAAATTCTGTAAATTTGCATTATTAAGGTTATCTCCAATTAAGTTAGATCCATCTTGAAACTCAACAATTTGACTACTATCAGGAGTATCTCTTTCAATAGTTAATTCAACACCATTAGCTAAGTTATGTGGATCTCCAACAGTTGTACCTGAATTAAGAGTAGAACCAATTAATTGAACTGTATTATCGCTAGTGAAGTTATAATCTGTACCGTTTACTAATGTAGCTGTTTGAGTGTTATTTAATATATTGCGTCCATAATATAGCTTTATATGATCTTTAAGAATATAAGGAAAATCCAGCGTAAAGGTACTCTGTGGGCTACCACTACTTCCTGTAATAGTTTTATATGATAATGGCATCTACTTAAAGGTAGAGTTCTACGCTACTGTAACATTATTCTAAATTAATAACAGGGTTTTGACGAGATAAATTATTAACTGTTGATTTTGCTTCTTGTAATGCCTGGTCTCTTAATTCAATTTCTTTAATGTCATTACGTTCTTGCCACTCAATTGCAGCAGGCGAATCGCTTCTACCAATAGCATCAGTTGTGATCAATTCATAATATTTTTTTAACTGAGACATCATCAGATATGCAGGCATCCTTTTTCTGTCTTGATTAGTTTTGTCTGAAACATTTAAATCAGCAGAAGTTGTTGGATCTGATTGCATATTGTCATATATAGGATCATTTATTAATGACCTGGCAGCATCTATAAATGTTCTACCTTTACCTTTTTCGTCAAACACATGCTTTTCAATTAATGGATTTATTTTTATATCTACTAATTCTTTTTGTTCTTTTAATCTAATTCCTAAATCTTTTAAATTTACAAATACTGGCAAACTTACTCTTATAGATTTATTAGAACCTCCTAGTTCTGCTCTTGCTACTGGCCCTAAATTAGGAACATCACCTACTCCTGGAGCAATAGAACCATAAGTGTCGTTAAATTCTTTTTGTAAATCATCAGACATAGGTACATCCATTAATCTTTTTCTAAGTAATGGATTAGGGGGATCTAACAGTTCTAGCATTTGCAATTCTGCATATACCTTGTCATTAGGATGTAAGTGTGGGAAAAATCTATGCTCTAAATAATGAACAAGTTCCATACCAAATGGAAGCTTAATGTCAGACCCTAACCAATCTTTATCTTTATATGCACCGCCAGCTACGCCAGTAAGACCAGTTACACCAGTAGCAGCATTTTTTAATATTCTTTCTGCATTTTGCAAAACACCAATATCGTACAATTCTTCATCTTTTTTAGTTGGTTCTGCATCTCTATATAAATTAGATTTTTTTGAATTTGTTGCCCTTTCTCCACTTCTTATAATTCCTATTCCTACCGCTTGACTACCACCTAAATAACCGAGGAAATCCATGGGCCTTCTTCTGCCGTATTGATCGCCATAAGCAAGGTCTAATATTTGTGTAACTGTGCCTAATGACGTATTTCTTCTTAAATTTCCAACCAATGTATCTAAAATTGCACCAGCTATTGTTTTCTTGTCGTAATCACTTCTTACAGCTTTTTGACCACCATCTATTATGTCGCTTATAAGAAACATAGTATTAATCATTGGCAGACCACCAATTAAAGGAACGCCAAACATGCTGTTAGGTTTTTTACCTTGTGCTCTTAATTCTGTAAGCCATGCAGCTCTTTCCTGTGGGTTAGTTGGGCCGTTACCTATTATCTGATCATTTGCTTTTGCAATAAGAGCTATACTCCAAATGTGCATAGCTAAAATTGCATCAGCTTTTGCACTAGCTATCTGTTCTGGATTTAATCTTCTATTGCCAGTAACATGGCCTATCCAATCATTTATAGACGAAAAACCAAGACCTTTCATATCTAACGAAATTCCTTTCATTGGAGCAACAAGGTATGGAGCAACAGTTATGTCAAATAGTGGAGATGTCTGCCTAGCTCCATTTACAATTTCATAAAACTTTTTACCAAGAAAATTGCCTTCACCTGGAGGGCTTTGAAACCTCATATCTTGTGAAAATTCAGATGCACCTCTACTAAGGTCATCTAAATTAACAGGCCCGCCATATGTATTAGCAACCCTAGTTTTTATTATTTCATCAGCAACAGCTCGATCATCCATTATTCCAGATGGAATGTTTTGCTCTTGTCTATATGCTTTTATTTGTGCTTCGCTTGGCTCTAGCTTATAAAACTGTTCTGCAAATTGATCATTAATCCATTTATTTATGGACTCTTCATCAAACAAACCAAGCTGCACTCCATCCCTTCTAGCTTTAAATTCAAGATCAGTTCTTAATTTATAGACATGATAACCATAACCGAATGGAGCATCTAAAGCTGCTAATGCTGAAAAACCTGGCCTAAGTGCTGCTGGATGTTTTGTTTTTCTATAAAGCCATAAACGTGCATTAGCATGTAATTCTCTTCTATATTTTTCTGGATTTATATAACTAAGCCAATTTCCTTTTACGTTTTTTGCATCTTCTAAATCAGCAAGTCTTTTTTCTATTGGCTCATAAAATTTACCGTATGTTTCTACATTGCTGGAATAAAACATTCTGTCACCCTTCCAGGCATCCATAAATAATTCTTTTCCTGACTCTCTTACAGCCTTATATGCAGCAGCATAACCTTTCCAGTTTGCTTGCCAGGCATCCATAAAACTGCCAGATAACTTAGTGCCGTAAGGTTTGTATAAAGCATTTTTATATAAAGTATGATATGGCCCTCGTATTGCCATAGCTACGTTAGAACTAAAAGCAAGACCCATAGTTCTTAAATTAAATAACTGAGAATCTTTTGCTAACAAGTTTGTATGTCTAAACCTGGCATCTTTTAATCTTTTAGGGTCATACCTTTTTCTTACGTCTGTTCCCTGGATTCTTATATTGTTTAGCTCCAGGTTTAATTGATCCATTGCTTCTTTTGGCCTTGTTATATTTTCAGAGGCAGCAGTAATTACTCTGGCAATAGATTCTTCTTCTGTAGTGTCACCAATTTTTTTTCCAAGAATACCTAAAGAATCAACATAAGATTCAGCAGATTTAATATCGTCAGGTATTACAGAAGAAGCGTCATCTACTACTTCTAATTGATCTGTAAACAACCTTCCTTGCTGTGCTTTACCAGCTTTTGACCATTGGTTTCTATAAAAATCGTATGTAGCTTCACTCATTAAAGCTACTTTGTAGGTGTTAAATGCTTTGCCTAATAATTCTGGAGGTACTTCTGCATTAGGGTTTTTCTCCATAAATATATCTATATCGTCAACAGATTTTATGTATGCTTCTTTACCTGTATCGTGAAACCATCTAGCTCTAACTAAATCTTCTACAAAAGTTTTTTCTCCTTCCGTTAATTTATTTATTGCATCTAATGCTTCATTAACATTTAGTTTGCCGTCATAAGCATCAGATAACATTTGAGCACTTTTTAAAGGGTCAACATCGAGAAATGCAAACCTTCCATCTAATGTTTCTTTGCCAGCTCTAAGTAATGCCTGGGAATAATTAGCCCAATTAGCAACAACTTCATCTGGTCTATCTCTTAATTCTTTTACAAAATTAGTAGGTTGATTTTTAGGAATACTTACACCTGGTTTCTTCTCTGCTTCAATTGCCTTTTTTATGCTTTTTTGTGCTTCTAGTTCTTCTAAATATTTAGCAGTTCTAGTCATTGCATCCAGGAATGTATCGTCACCTGGTATTTGATTAGACATTTGTATTGTCTTCATCTTTGCAATTTGTTCGTCAATCTCAGCTTTTTTTCTGATTAATGATTGACGTTGTTCAAATAAATCATCACATTTAGACATTAGATGCAACCTCCTTTTGCTACTGCTGAATCCCAACCAGCAAGCATGTTGTCATATTCAATCTTTTTAGTGATTAAATATTCATTTATGCGATTAGTTAGTTCGGGGATGCTTCGGCTTGTATCAGCATCCATTCTTGTTATTAATCCGTCTAGCTGTTCAGGCGTTAATTTATTTATTAATGCCTTTCTTGATAGTTCACCACTTGCTGCTAATTCAAAGACATCAACATATGTTGGATCTTTACCAAGAATAAATCTTAACTTTTTACCAAATTCATATAGATATTTTTTCATTCTTTCAAATACAGCCTTTAACCCTCCATTTTCTAGCTTGATCTTTTTATTGTTTAACCAATGACCAAAAGCTTCAGCTTGTATTTCTTTTGCTTCCATTCCAGGTTGAAAATTACCTCTAGATCGTTTAATAATGGAAGACATCTCCTCTAATGCTTCAGGAGTATTTAATGCTTCAGTTAATTTAGTGTTACCTATTTCATCTAACCAGCCTTGTACTGAGTGAAATGCTTCGTGATATGCGTCAACCCGAAAAGCTCTTCCGTTTTCTGCAACGCCTGAAACAAGTCCTCCGTAACGCTTCTCTATACCTGGATACAGAGCCAGAAATATTGAGTTCCGAGAAGCATGCTCTGAACCACGAGGAACAAAAACGGCTGTGGGTTGACCCTCCGCCACTGCACTTAATGGATCATCAGGATTACGAGCCATAAATGTAGCAAGGTCAGGTCTCCATTTTGCTGTAGATTTAATATTTTCATCCCTACCAAACATTCTGTTCATATTTATTGTTTCTAAGTACCTAACTCTGCTTGGATCTATACCAGCAATTATTGATGCTTCTTTCATAGCCTTACTAGCTTCTAATGCTAATTCTTGACTTTGTTCAAATATTTCTTCGACAGAACCAGTAATTCGTTGACCCCATTCTGCTAATCGGTCAGCATAACCAATATTCATTCGTTCTTTTGCTACCTGGAGTTGTCTTCTTACTAATGCTTCGTCATAACTTCCACCAGTAAAATCTACCATTGGGCTAAAACTCATTCTTGGTACTTCAAAAAAACCTTGATCGGGAACTTTAATCAACATGCCAGCAGCATTACTTGCAGCAGCACTACCAGTTTCTGCTTTTACATAGTCTTTGACAAATTGATGTACTTTACTTCCATGTATTCTTGCCTTATCAGGATCAATACCTTGTTGTTTTAATAATGCAACGATATCATCTTCTCTTTTAGATTTTTTGGCTTTACTTCTAATAATGTATGCAACCCTATCTAGGTCATTTTCAAAATCAATTTCACCTAACCCATAACGAGGTTTCATTCTTGCAAATTCGTTTGGTAATGTAAATCCTGTTGATTTTGCTGTTTTCTTGTTTAATTCATTTACTACTAACTCGTATTCTGCCTGGCTAACTAATCTTGTATCTATAGAACTAGATGCAGCACCTTCTAAATCTTCGATTTTTTTAAGTTCAGCTTCAAATAATTGATCACCTATTTGCTCACCATCTTTATATAGTTTTTCTATATTTGCATCTGACACTAATTCTAATCTCATTTTTTCAGCTTTTTTCTTAGTTTCAACGTATGGAAACTCTGTACGCTTTTTAGCAATATTGTTTTTTACTCTTTCTGTTAAAGGAAAACCACCTTGCTCTAGTTCTAACTTTTTAGCTTTTAATTGATCTATAGATAAAGTAGGAACTTGTTTTCTTAGCTTATTAATTGGATCTGTAATCATATCAAATTCGAATTTACGATTACCCATTTCCATGTCTTTAAAAAAATCTCTTTGTTTCTTCTGCTCGTAAGTCATGTTATCCCAACCCATTTCAGCTCTTTTTTGTGCAATACGATCTGCTTTTATTGCCTCATCTAATGTCTTATGTTCGTCAGCAAGCCTTAATTCATCAGCCATTAATCGTATTGAATCGCCATCTATCTTGCCATCTCTAAGATTATTTATAACTTTTGTAGAGTTTACGTTAGTTGCTTTAGGTGTATTTATTAAAGGTGTAGTTGGAGGTCTAACTTCGCCATTTTGTGCTGCTTTTTTAATAATATTATTGATCATTACTCTTCTTGGAACTATTGTGTCTTCTGGTTTTGGTGTTTGCACATAGCCACGTTCATCAACAAATGTGCCTCTTATTTTTACTGTTCCATCTTTTTCAACAAAGGTTTTCTTTGCTATTTGATCTTCATTTATAGTTCGACCTCCAGGCAATTCTGTAGATGTTGGTAGCTCAGTTTGTATCTCAGGTGTCTTAGTTGGTAAAGCTGGATTATCTATTATTTCGTTTATGATCTTTGGCTGTATTCTTCTTGTAACTACACCAACTTTTGCTCCTTCACTTATCTGTTGTGCTCCTTCGTTAAGTAATTTACTAATATTTGTGTCTGCATATTTCTCTGCATCAAATTGAGCTATAGCAGTATCAGCAAAATTCTTTTGATTTGCAGCTTCAAATCTATCAATCTTACTACCAGCAGCTTCTAATCTATCCGCACCTCTACCAGCTCTACTGAATAAATTACGATCCTGGACTAAATTTCTTTTTATTGATGCAGCTAATTGACCCTTTTCAATCATTAGATTTAACATCTCTGTATTACCAAACAAATCAACCTGACCACCTTCTGCTGTAGGTGCATTTTTAGCTTGTTGCAATACTTCTGAAAAAGTTGCGTCAGTAACGTCTTTTTTCTGTAAAACCTTATATGCAGTTTGCATGCCAGTTTCATCAAGACCACTACCGCCAAGTAATAGTCCTCTGTTTTGTGATATTTTGCCGTCTAATACATCCTGGTAAATATTAGGAGGTAATTTACTTAAAGCTAAACCTTTTGCTCCTAATCCAGACTTTAATGGAACACCTATATCTGTTAATTGTTCTGGACTTGATATGCCTGATTCCTTCAAAAAGTTGGCAGCATCAAATGGAGTACCACCACCTTGAGCAATATTAGTTAATGCACCTTGCTGTCTAGCACCAATAGCATCTGGAGAATCTAAAAATTCAACCTTTACTGATGGTATGCCAAGTTCTTTAGCTTTAGCTAATCTGTTATGTCCATTAACAACATAAGTAAGTCCGTCTTTTGGATCTTCCCATACCTGGACTACTCCTTCTAAATCATTATTCCATTTTTCTACACCTTCTAATGATTGACCTTTTTGTACTCCTTGAGCATCTACACCACCTTTATATTGAAATCTAACTGGATCTAATTGAATTTGATCTACATTTAAATATGGCATGCCCATTAATCTATTAGGCATTAATGTTTTACCCTCGCCTTCTAGTTTTTTAATACCATTTACTACATCTTGCCTTGTAAATTGCTCAAACTCTTTACCAGTAGCTTCTGTTATTGCATCTGATAATTCTGTACCATTTTTAGGATTAGCAAGAGACAATAGGTTATCAGTAGGTACTTGATTTATACGAGTATTGATGTCAGTTATTGCAAGGCTATTTGTAGGTGCTGATACATCGCTGTATTTCAATAATTGCTGATCACCGTCTCCAACTCTTTTAGATATTTCTTCTATAACTTCAGGAATATTATTTTCAGCTTGGGCTACTTCTGCTATTTGCGTATCGTCTAAATTTTCTAAAGCTTCCTGTACTGAATCTGACTCTGGTGTTTGTGGTGTTACCTTTTGTGCGTTTGTTCCGTCTGGATCTACAGTTTTGGTAAAAGCGACTTTACCGCCAGCATCCTCTGTAATTATGCCGTCAGCTTTTTGCTGACTACGAAACATTCTTCTAAAGTTTGTTAGGCTTTCTGCTGTTTTTGCTCTTTTAACATTAGAAAATAAACCACTTAATTGCTTTGCATTTAATAAACCCGCCAAACTACTAGAAATAGATAAATTAATAGGAAAAGCAGCTTGCGATGCTTCTGTCATACTCATGCCTGGCTTTGTGCCAAAATTATTTCTGTTGTCATCTAAAAATGTACTAGGCACTTCATCAATAGCATTAAGAACACCAAGTCTTCCTATTGCACCCATTAAAGATCGTGCTTTTGTAGGGTCTATAAACTGCATTGCTTTTGCTACTGCTGGAATTTGCGAACCAGCAATATTACCAACACCTCTTGTTATATATGCTAAAGCAATATTTAACATCAATGCTGCCCGCATATCATCGCCATTTTTTTCAGCAGCCGTCATTTCTGAGGGTGGTTTAAAACCGCCAATTTTATATGCTTCTTCTACAAATTCATCTGCACCTCTACCTATTTCATAATCTGTATAATCACCTCTTCTCATATCTGTAACAGCTTTCGTAGCGTTACCAATAGCCTTTATAGTTCCTAATGCTGCCGTATTATCTAAATGCGTAGGTAGTGCTAAGTCAAAGCCCAGGTGCATTAAAGATCCAAATAATTTACCTCTATCACCGCCAGTTACTTTACCTTCACCCCTTAATTCTGCTTGTACTTTTTTTGTATAATCACCATAAGCTTGGTAAGCCGTTGCAGCTTTGCCTTGGGTAAAATCCCACCAGGGATAATTAGGCTTTTCTTTTTCTTTTTCTTTTTCTGCTACAAGAGTTTCTTCTTCTTCTACAGGAGGTGTAATTAACTCTTTATCTTGCTGTTCTTGATTTAATTCCATGATTTAACCTCTGTAAATAAGACGTTTTGGTGCTGTTCCTGACAAGACATAAGCAACGTAATTTGTTGCATCAGATAATTGACCATCTCCAGGAGACATGCCTTTTACTGAATTTTTAAGACCCATAAGCTTGTTACCTTTCTGAAGTAGAAAATTTATTTCTTCTTCACTAGGGTAGAACTCCTCATCCTTATAATGCTCTAAAGTATCAACAAGTAGCTGATATGGCGAGATATTGTATTTATTTGCAAGTGATCGCATTGGCATAGGTATCTTTTCGCCATCCAATGCAAGTTTTAATACTTTTTGCGTATCATTTGCAGACATTATTGGAAACTCTTTATAATCTCTTTTTTCTATCCTGGAATCAGGTACTACATCTAAACTAGACAACCTATAAGTAGGAGGTGTATCTATTGGCTTATCTTTCTTTTCGTCTTTTTTTATTGCATTTGGAAAAAATTTATCTAATGCTTTTTCATCTTTATTAAATTCAGTAATAGTATCTTCAATTATTTTTCTTTGTGCCGCTGGATCTAATGCACCTTTTTCATTAATTTCATTAGCAAGATCTGTATATATCCTATCTTCAAGTGCATTTTTATAATTTATAGCTGAATCTTGTTGGTTATTTTTTAAATTACCAATATATTCAGTAACATTCATTTTACTTATGTCTTGCCCTCTCATAACAGCAGTAGCTATATCTGGATAATATTTTTCTGTTACTAATGCAGTAGCCTCTTTTACTTTGTTATTTATTATTGTTGTTTCATAAGCACCACTAGCTTCAGCTCTTTTTTGCCTTGCCATAGTTGCAAATTCTTTCCATTTTTGTGACTTATATTCTGCAAGTTCTGGAGGTACGCCAGCTAATGCTTCTGTAAGCTCTTTCCTTACTGCAACTTCGTCAAATTTAACTCCATGCCTACTTTGATTTAATGAAAATATTTCTTCTACAGGTGCAGTATTAAAAGTTGTTTTTGCCCTGGCTTCATCCATCTCATCTATATCAGCAAATAATTTTATTTTTTTATCAAAAGGTAAATTTTCATCCGCAAATAATTCACTTACAGCAGCGTTGTACTCATCGCTTCCTTTTTCTAATGGAACTATAGTTTCAGCCCATTTCAATACAAAGTCTTTTTCTGCGGCTTCTTCCTTTCTTTTATTTATTTGATGAGCAGCATTACCAATTTTGTTCTGTTCAAGTAAAAAATCTACGCCAAACATTTCACCAGCAGAAATTAATTCTTTTGGCCTACCTTTTTTGTCAGTAATTATATGAACAGGCACACTATCTAACATGCCTAAAAAGCTTGCAGCTCTTTGGCTATGCTTGCCATTTATATCGTTAGCCTCTACTTCTAGTTGTCCTCTTAATGCTAAAAGTACTTCTTTCTTAAATTCAGTTGGCTCTAATGGTAATCCTAATTTTTTTACTTGATCATTTAATATGACCCCTAATTGTGCTACTAAATCATTTTCTGTAAGTTCATCTTTTTTCCAATTAACTAAAGCTTGATATAACTGACCTTTTGTTAAAGTTTTTTGAAATTCTTTTTGAAATTTTGTATAAGCTTTTAAATGTTTTTCATTAAAACCTTGCCATGCTTTGTTTATAGCAGGTGTTGTGTAATCAATAAAACTTGCACTTGTTTCGTCAACACCCCAATCTTGTGCTAACTGTGTAGTCGCTTCTGCTTTAATTTGATCTAGTCTTGGGTTTAATGGATCTAAAGATATTATTTCTGAAGCATATTGATTAAATGCTCTATCAAAATATATACCAGCTTCACCAGCAGCTAATTTACTTAATTGATCTTCTCTTGATTTTTGCCTCCAGGGATTAACTTCATCCATCATCATGCCAGCAATTGCATCTTCCCTAGATACCTGCCTATTAGTAGCGGCATAATTTTCTGCATTATTAATTGCTTGTCTATTAGCAAGAGACAAAGCTTTTATGACATCATTTCTACCTTTCTGTTCTTCATTACTTTTAACTACTGGCCCTATTTGACTTACCGCTTGACTTGTTTTTGCTAAAGCATCAGATAATTGTTTAAAGCTGTTATAGCCTTGAACATTCATCTCGTTAGATCGTTGAATTATATTTATGCCTTTTGGTGTTGGCATCTCTACTAACTTTGGAGGTGCAACAGGTTGCTCTGACCTATAAGACAAAAATGTATTTACAGGTTTAGCAGTAGGTCTTAATTGATTTTTTGGTAATTCTCTAGCCATTATGTTAATGCTCCATAAGTAGATACGCCAGCAGATACGCCACCAGCAACAGCACCAAGCAATCCAGCTCCAGCACTTGGGCCACCACCAACCATTGACGGCCCAGCGGGGCCAATCAAAGTAGGTAACGGAGCAAATGGAGGAATTGGATCAAGATATTCTTGCTGTTGATAAAATTGCTGACTATTGTATTGATTTAAGTATTGAGATACAGCACCAGCTTGTTGCCTTGTGTACTGACTCTCTTTAAATCCGTCATTGATACGTTTTAAGGTTGTAAAATCTCCAACTTGCCTTGCATAATCATTCATTAAACGATCTACAGATGGCCCAGCAGTATTACCCGCTGCTATAGAACTTCTTGCTTTTAAAGCCTGGACTTTAAATTGAAATAATGCAACAGCATCAGCCATTGCTTCTTGTTGAAATCCTTCAGCAAAAGCTTGACTTGTACTTAAATAATCTGCACCAGCAGATGACCTGGCTCTAGCAACTTCTTCTGCACTAACTATTGCTTTACTTAGCTCGTAATTTCGTAAGGAATTAGTATATGCAAGATTTTGACCATAATTTATTTTCTCACCCCAAAACTTATATTGATTATTTATGTCTGCCTGTGATGCTTGCTGTCTTGCAGACCAAGTAGCAAATTGATCAGATGCTTTCTTGTAAGCTAATTTATTAACGTAATCTTGTCTTTGTGCCTGGTAATTGGCTATCCCACTTAAAAAGTTAAGACCTCCAGAAACAACACCAAAAGCTAATTCTGGCCCCATTAGTTAAACCTCCAAAATTGACAGAACAAGGCTCTGTTATGCCCATATGGTCTTGGGTCATTTACTGTAAAGCCGAGATATTTTAACCATTTAATAGATTTTTTATTTTCTGCATAAACCCAATTTCCTATAGGTTTACCAACTTCTTTTAAGCAATAATCAATCCATTTTTTACCATCAACGCACAATGTTTTTTTATGATTTTTAGATGACGTTAAACCATCAGTACCTAGCATCCATATTGCTTGTTTAGTAACACCTGTCATACCAACAGGAGTTCCGTCATCTCCTTCAATTGCTCTGCAAATATCTGAATTTATAAAGCTTTCCAACATTGCTGTTACTGGATCTAAGTCATGACTAAGACGTACTTCCAACTCGTCTTCTTCCCTCATTCCTAGACCAATATCAATTGCCATTTCTTGTGTAGCTTTAATTAATTTCATCGTAGTGACCTCGCTTTACCTGTTATCAATGCAACCCATTCACAAGTAGAAAACTTGCATGGATGTGCTGTATCGTTTTTTATTTCAACAACACATCTTTCTCCCCTGGACATTATTGGAATAGTAAATACGCCTTCTTTATATCTGTCATCGTCAGGATCATATCCATTAGGTAGAGCAGTACCTATTTTTGACAACCTACTTCCAAGAACTGTTCCATCAAATTTATAAACAGAAGTATCTCTTCTTTCAGCAGTTACTTCAATATCAAAATATGCAGTTTCATGGTATCTAAGTTTTGCATGTCTTACTTGTGTTCTCTCTACGTTTGCAGCAGCTTTACCACCGCCTATCTCTTTATATAATTTAAATTTGGTAAATCTATATCTAAATTCATATCTTTCGCCAAAAAAGATTGGTACGTTTCGCCAATCTCCTGAAGCAATGACAGTATTACCTGAAGTAATAGTAGATAATAAAACACCACCATTTGATGTCGTATGGAATCCTGACCAAGCTTGTGTTGTAGCAGCAGCAGTAAAAGGTAAAGTCCAGGTGGTTGTATTAGCGGTAGGACTATAGTTTCCAGAAGCTACCCTCATAGCAGCGGGTGTATCAGTTGTCGTAGAAACTCTTCTATCTAACAACAACGGATAAGGGCTGCCAGAGGGCGGTTCTGGACTTCTATCTTGTACTGGTATTTTTTCTAAAAATACTTTTGTGCCATACCTCATTAAACAAAATAAAGTTTCTCTTATACAAAGCACTTGCAATATTTCATCTGCTCCACTAAAAGTCCAATGACTCCAACTTGATTGTGCTCTTTCTACTCCACCACCTGAATTTCTTAAAAAGTATTTATAAATATAAATCCTATCTTTAAAACCTGTTTTGCCACTTAAGGCAAATAAAGCATTACTTGTATCATTAACAGTTATTTTAAAAACGCTACTAGGAACATAAGCCGAAACATACCCTGTTAAATCTTGAGCATCAGCAGTTAAAGCAGTACCAGCACCCCTTACACTAAACTCTCTAAATTGTGAAAAATCACCATTAGCTTGGCAAAATATAATTCCACCACCTGCAAGCTGCGGCCTTACGTTTGTATCTATTTCAAACTGCGTTAATACTGTAATCTGTGCTGTTGCTGGCGTTAATATTGTTTCTGCTGCATTAAATCTAAATTGATATTGAGAGCTAAATAAAATTAACTCGTCCTGGTAAGGAATTGCATACTTTAGAATACTTACTCTGTTATTACTTGCAACAACATCTATTGGGTCACTATCTAAAACAGTAGTTACTGTTTCTGGAAAAAAATCAAATAATGCTCTTACCCTGGATAAAATTACATGCTCATCGGCAAGAAACCCAAGTCTGTTTTTGTAGATAAAAATATCATTTATAGGATTACCAATAAAACTCGGATCAGGAGCTGTATCTGTATCACCTGCAATACGTTCTCCCCAACTAGGAATCCTTACTTGCCAGGAATCACCATTAGGATAATTGCCATTTATGATAGTGCCGTCTGCTGGGCCAAAATGAAAAGTTCCATCAGGTAAAGCAACTAATAAATGTGGCATTTTATTTTTATCAATTTTATATTTATCTCCAGGTTTAACAGTTTCACTCCAAGTACCTTCTCCAAAATCTCCGCTTTTTGGAACAAAAGACACATGAAAATCATCGAAACTATTAGTTGGATCACCCTCTATAGTTATTTGATAATTATTAGGAGCTATTGTTGGTAGTTCAGTAAAGGCTTGAACTTTATCAAATATTGCAGTTATATCAGCATTTGATCTTGCATCAGATACAGAAACACTAAAAGCATTGTCTGATTGGACATGAATAACAGCACCACTTCTTGAAAAAGTTACATCTGAAAAAGCAGAAAAACCAGCAATTATATTTGTCGCTATATCTTCAGAGCTAATTCTATTTTCTGTAACTGTACTTCCACTAGCAACAACAGGAGCAACAGCGGTTGTTACTGAAACTTCAGTTGCAGTTGAATCACCAGCTCGTTTTATACTAACTTTATATGTTTGACCATAAGTAGCAGCCCTTACCCATATCAACGCTTCATGTGCTTTAGGTCTTGCAACAGCAGGTGCTGTAGAAGTTTCCATTTCTGGTTTTGTAAGAGTATTTGTTATGAATGTATAGTCAGCAATCGTTACTGCTCTTAATTGTGTTTTTGCATCTGTAATCGTACTTAAATATCCAAAATTCCCCCCATGTGTTACAACATTCTTTGATTGACCATCTAAATCATAAACTTGGATATTTGAAGAAGTTATTACAGCTAAATATTCTTCTACCTTATCTCTCAAAATACTATGAATAAAACAATCACCAAAACTACTATTAGAAACTAAACCTATTGTTTCGCTGCAATCTCTTTTTCTTAAACCTTCAACAATGGATGACATTCCATTAACTTGGATCTCAGCTTGTGAAGGATCTCGTTGAGCATCAGGTTGTTGGCTAATACCCTGAGCTAAATTTGGTATTGAATAACTTGTTAAAGAACTCATAACCTATATGCAGTACCAATCCTTCTCGTAGCAAGACCCATTGCTGGATCATATGTTGGAAATGGTAGATAATTTCTACCACCAGTTAATAAGTTAGGAACTTCTTGTTGTTGTTCCATTCTTTCTAAAACTACTAATGCGTCTTCTTCGTCTTTAGTAGTGTATTTAAATAAAGCATCAGATCCTAAAACACGAGCAGCAAATACTCTTGCAGCTCTTATTGTCACCCATCTGTTATAAGCTTCTGGAACTGTATCCCAAGATAATAACCACACAACATCAGCTTTTATTTCATTTACTGTAGTTTCCATCGTATATCTTCTTTCTTGTAGGTCATATACTTTCTGACCTCGCAATTGATAACGCCCAGCATATAAATAAGGATCTAATGCAAACTGCAAAATATTTGCTGGAACTGTAACTTCTTTTGTTGTTGAATCTTTTTGAAAAGGATATTGAAATTCAGTATTCCAACTCCAACCTTTTGTCTGCCCTTCTTTGTGAAATTCTAATATTGTTCTTTCTGCAATACGAGCATCTTGTATCTGCTCAGTTTCCAAACTATTTATAGGTTGCTCTCCAATATTTTCCAATAGGATATTTACAGCGTCTAATAACGTAGTGCGGCCTTGTGTAATTGATTGGTTGGCAATCCCCATAATTATTTACACATGTGTTGAGTATATTCTACAAGAATAAAAAAAAAGAGCCAGTAAATGACTCTTTTATGACCAAAGTATGCAATTTGATATTAAACCAAATTTAAGGAATTACAATTTTACATGCAGATTCAGCTCTTAGAACACCCATGCCTAATGCTTGACGAGCAACCATTAAATCGGCTTGATGCTGAACTCTAAATTCTTCACCTGTCATTTGTAATTGTGGAGATAGTAGTGATACAACTCCTACAGCTTCTTTGTTAAAGATAAGACCCTTACACTTGCTTAAGTTCTGTGCATAATCAGCGTTATGATCACCAGCTACAAGTGAATAGTTAGCTTGAGTAACGTGATTAGACATTAAGATAGGAATACCAGCAACTTGCAAAGTACGACCATCAGCAATTGTTCCACTACCACCGAAGTCAGCGTTAATAGCTCTTGATGATTGAGTGATTAAATAATAATCTTCAGGGCCGAATACAGCACACATATCTGTAATACTTACGTCTTTGGATTCAAAACCAACACGAGCATCAAAGATAGCGTTAACCAAAGCATCACCTTTAGCTTGGCGAGTAGCTCCAGAAGCTGTGTAATCTGTGCCAAGTGTTATTCCTTGACCAGTTCTACCGCTGTTAGATGACTTATTAAGAGGCTCAGTAGCATTAGAGGCAGCAGCGAAAATCATTCTCGCAACACGCTTATCGTATTCTACGGCTAAAGCCCTTCCCAATTCGGTTGTATAAATTTGCCTTACGTCAAAATACGACATTAATTCATCAACCTCTAGGATCGCAACGTCTGCAACCATTAATGCGTCAAGATTAATGATACGCTCGTTTAGATCGGAAGGATCATTACCATTTCCAGTAATGACAGTTCCAGGTTGATGGTAAGAAGCAAGTAGCTTACCTGTAATTGGGAAGGCCACGGATTTGCCTCCTCTTATGTTTCTTTCTCTAGTTTTACCCTTGAAAACACAATTTCTTTCAAAAGCATCTAGAACCTCAGCAGAGCCGAGTTTGAGCATCAAAGCTCTATCTGTATCAAGACCAGTAGCACCCGCTTGCCAAGTGGCAGCAGTACCCTTAATCTGACCCAGACGACTTAGAGTTACAGCCATTGGGATTAAAAATAAATTTACAAAAAACTTTTTAGTTCGCCCAATTCATTTGCATAAAAGGTTATCCACCTAAGTGGGCCTTTTGCATGAAATGCGTACTGCTTAAAATATACTAGAAAACATCAGATTTGAGTAGTATTTGTGCAACTTTATCTCTGTAAGCTTCATCAACATCATATAATCTTTGTCCTTTAGAATTAGTTTTGTTCATTGCATCTAATACTTGCTGCTTACTTTCATACTTAGTTTCACTTGGTACATTTCCACCTCCGTAGAGTTTTGGCTCTACAACAGATCCAGGAGACTTCATTTGAGATTGGAAATACTTTAATGCCCAAGTAGTTGCTTCTTTATTTGTATCAGCAATTTGGTTGTATTGATCCAATGTCTCTTTGTCTAAATTTTTTACAGCCCATTCAGTAACTTCTTTAAATGCTTCATCACCACCAATAGCATTTCTTACTTCAACGCCGTCTTCAGCGGTAAGACCTTCAGCACCTGCTTGCGATTGCTGTGCCGCATTAACATAATTTTCTACAACAGCTTTTGGCACTTTAAAAACTTCAGCCATTGCTTCATATGTTTCACTTATATCTTCTCCGCTATCAGCTTTTTTCATAATATCAGCCATATCTAGCCCTTTTTCTGCTAAAGCATCGACATATTCTTTGCCATATAATTCAGCGGCAGCTTCGGTGGTATAAGTTTCGTCTGTTTCTTCGTAGGATGATGGTTCGGCAGGCTCTTTTTCTGTATTTTGCCCAACTCTTTTCTCTAATTCTGTATATGCCTTAGCTAAATCTTCTGGCGTATTAAATTTACCTAAAATTTTGTCATTTTTTTGTGCATTTTCTTGTTCTTGCACAAATTCTTCAAGAATATTTTCTTGTCCTGGAGCAACAATACCTTCTAATTGCTCAGGTGTTGACATTTGAGGTGTGTTTGCGGAGTCGGTCATGGTTATTCAGTAGGTGTTTCTGTTGGATCTTGCATTTCTTGCGACATTTGTGCCGCATTTGCAAGTTTTTGAGGGTCGGCCATGCCAGATTGCATAGCCTGTTGTGCAAGTTGCAACTGTTGTTGTTGTTGCATCTCTTGCATCAACTCTTGCTCAGATTTAACTAATCCCACTATGTCAATACCCATTGAATATGCTAATCGCTTAATTAATTCAGATGGTTTGACATAAGTAGCTAGTGATTCTGGCCCCATTGTTTGCCCAAGTGTTTGAACAAACCTTACTAATTGCTCTAAATCATTACCTCTACCAACAGCAGACAAACCAACTGTTATTACTGGCTGTACTAAATCAGATGGTAACTTAGGTACTTTGCCTTCTCTTGTAAGAATATCTAGCTTACGAGCAACGTATGGTATTTGAAATTCTGTACTTAAAATAGAATAAATAGATCCTAAAGAATTTTCTATCTGTAAAGCCTGGAGCCTAACTTCTTCTGCTGTAACTCTTTCTGCATCTCTCATATCAGCAAGCATAAAAGCTTGTGATAACCGCATTTCTATTTGTTGTTTTGCCTGCATTGCAACTGACATATCCTGACTTTTTTGTACTTGCAAAGCTAATACGTCATTTGGATCGCCAGTAACAAAAGATCCATTAGCAGCTCTTGCTAAATCTGCTGCTTTTGTAACTCCAGAAGGTTTAGTTAAAAATAAAACTTTTGATGAAGCTAATGCACCTTCTGCTATTGCTTGGCATAACGCTTCAACTGTTTGTAAGTCTGCTAAAGCTGCACTTTCTACATAAGAAACTCCGTATGCTTGTCCATCTACTCTGGTCATACGCAATGGAAGCCAGGGCGATCTATCTTTTGGTGCTTTACCTTCTGTTCCTGGAATAATTTTGTTCTTTACTTCTTGATGCCAATAAACCTGGCCGTCACGCCACTCAATATGAGTATATAAACGACATTTCTTCTCATTATCTGGCTGTGCCATAGGGTTATCAGCTTCAATAGTGCCTTTTAGCTCTTCATTTTCTTCCGATAACATTGCTTTTATTGCATCAGGTAAAACTTCAATCGCTAATTCTTCACAAATTACAGCTTCCATTGGATTGCCCATTGGAT